ACGGTCTTAATCACTTCTATGATATCTGGAATAATGCCCAGAAGAGAAAGAATCAGTATCATCCGATTGAAGTGCCGTGGCATCGTGTTCCAGGTCGTGATCAGAAGTGGTATAACGATACTCTTGCCGGTCTTAACTTTGATACCGAGAAGTTCGAGCAGGAATACAACTGCTCATTCCAAGGTTCGTCTGGTACACTGATTGCCGGTTGGAAGCTAAAGGAACTTATCAATGAAATCAAAGTCCCTATTCGTAGAAATGAAGGCCTAACTCAATATGTCCTTCCAAAGGAAGGCAACAAATATACCATTGTGGTCGACGTGGCCAGAGGCAAAGGTTTGGACTATTCTGCGTTTTCTGTGGTAGATATTTCAAAAATGCCTTATGAACAAGTCTGCGTTTTCAAAAGTAACACTATGTTGGTACCTGATTATGCAGCTGTCGTCCATCAAATAGCCAAGTTGTACAATGATTCGTATGTCTTGGTAGAAATCAATGATATTGGTGAACAGGTTGCGTATACCATACATGATATGTTCGAATATGAAAATATTCTATATACTCGAATGGCAGGCCGAATCGGAAAGACACTGTCTTCCAGCTTCTCTGGAACCGGTACTCAGGCGGACATGGGCGTACGAACCACCAAGCCGGTTCGAAATTCTGGTTGTTCGATGTTAAAAATGCTAGTTGAACAGAATCAGCTTTTGATTTGGGACAATTTTACGGTCTCAGAATTGTCCACATTTTCCAAGAATGGTGATAAGTATGAAGCTGAAGAAGGCAAACATGACGATATTGTTCTTGGTTTAGTACTTTTTGGTTGGATGACCAATCAGCCGTACTTTAAGGAATTAACGGATATCAATACATTTGTCTCGCTCAGAGATAAGTCAGAAGATGACATTATGAATGACATCATGCCATTTGGTTTTGTCGATAATGGCAGACCAGAAGTGCTTACGCGGGAAGAACAAAGAGCTGGATGGGTGATGGTCGGAGACGATTCTTCAGACAACAGCTTTCTATAAATATTTGAGAATTTGTATGAAAAGATCTATATGGTCCAAGGAGAATAATCAATGCCATTTCAGTTAAGTGCCGGTGTTAATATCACTGAAATCGATCTAACAACAATCGTTCCTGCAGTTTCTACTGCGGTTGGAGCGATTGCTGGTATCTTCCGCTGGGGTCCTGTCGGGCAGAGATTGCTTGTTGACAGAGAAACTATCCTAGCAGCAAGATTCGGTACCCCATCAAACCTAAATGCAGAAACATGGTTTACTGCTGCTAACTTCCTAGGTTATGCCAACCAGCTAATGGTAGTTCGTGCTGCTAACACGACCGGAGCAACTCCTTCAGCCGACTTTAATGCCCTAGGAGCCAACTCAACCGTTTCAAACAACATCTTCACAATCACATCTGGTAATACAGCTGAGCTGGCAACCGGAATGTACATCACACAGTCAAGTAACTCAACGATCATCGGTTCTGGTAACAACCTGTCAGTGACTGTGATTAACTCAACAGCTATCTCATTGAGTGGTAATACCAACTCAAACGGAACTGTTACGATGTATTTCGGTAGAGCACAGACAGCTTACTCAGCTGTAGCTCTAGCTAACAACGGTTTCGTTGCTAACTTGGTTAACCAGATCGTAAAGAATGAAGAAGAGTATACAACTAAGGACGGAACTTTTGACACGGACGTAATGTACGTAGCTAAGTTCCCAGGTAGCATGGGTAATTCTCTTCGGGTTGCAGTGTGTGATACAGCCAATGCATATCAGTCAAACGTAAATCTTTTGGCTAATGCAACATGGTCTGGTTCTGCCTTTGCGATCACTGTTGGTTCAAACACAGGAACGATCTCAGTTTCTAACGGCTCAGCTACGAACACCAGCGGTAATACGTACGCCGGAACGCTTGCAGCTAACTTGGTTGCTGGTGACTTGATTTCAGTTGGTAACTCGCAGATTGGAACTCAGTACCTAAAGGTAACTGAAATTGGTGCTGCGGTATCTAACGCAACAGTGACAACTCTAACCTTGTCATTCGAAGATCCATACCGTCTATCAACTGATTATTCATCTAACACAATCGCAAGACATTGGGAATTCTTCAATGTTGTTGATACTGCTCCAGGTCAGTCTCAGTATGTCCAGGACTACGGTAACACAGCAGCTAATGATGAACTTCATGTAGTTGTGGTTGATGAAAACGGTGACTTCTCTAGCGCACCGGGAACAATCCTAGAAGTGTACAAGAACCTTTCTCGTGCTACTAACGCCAAGGGCGCTGATAATACAGACAATTATTACAAGAATGTACTAAACGATAAGTCTCAGTACATCTATTGGGCAAATGATCGTTCGAACGCTGCGTCTGCAAATGCCCAGACAGTTGCATCTTCAACCAACTATGCTCCTCTATCAGTTAACTTCACACTAGGTGCAGATGGTTCATCTGAATCCGATGCAACTCTAGCTGTTGTTGCGGCTGCATATGACAAGTTCATCAACTCTGAAGATGTTGACATCTCGATCGTTATGCAGGGTAAGCCACTAGGTGGTTCAACCAGCTTTGGCGGTCAGACCGTAACTGGTTACCTACTTGGTAATTACATCATCGATAACATCGTAACAATCAGAAAAGATTGCGTCGCTGTTATCTCACCGGAAAAGAGCACTGTTGTTAACAACATCGGTAACGAAGCACTATCTCTGGTTAATTGGAGAAACGTTCTTCATGATTCTTCATATGCTATTATGGATAGTGGTTACAAGTATCAGTACGACCGCTACAACGACATGTACCGTTGGATCCCTCTAAATGGTGACATTGCTGGTCTTTGCGCAAGAACTGATCAGACCAATGACGCATGGTGGTCACCAGCCGGATTTAACCGTGGACAGATCAAGAACTTGGTTCGTCTAGCGTTTAATCCAGGTAAGGCAGAGCGTGATACGCTTTACAAGAATGGTATCAACCCAGTAGTAACGTTCTCAGGTCAGGGCACAGTTTTATACGGTGATAAGACTATCCAGTCTAAGCCAAGTGCATTCGATCGTATCAACGTACGTCGTCTGTTCATCGTCCTAGAAAAGGCAATCGCTGTTTCTTCTAAGTTCCAGCTATTCGAGTTCAACGATGAATTCACAAGACGCCAGTTTGTAAACATTGTTACTCCATATCTTCGTGAAGTACAGGGTCGTCGTGGTATCACAGCGTTCAAGGTGGTATGTGATGAATCTAACAACACCGCTCAGGTGGTTGACTCTAACGAGTTTGTTGGTGACATCTACATCAAGCCAGCCCGTTCAATCAACTTCATTCAGTTGAACTTCGTTGCAGTACCATCTGGTGTTCAGTTCTCTGAAATTGTCGGAAACTTCTAATATAAAACGGCTGCTCTCAATGAGCAGCCGTTTAAACTAACGATAAATAAGTAGAAATAGGAGTTAACTAAATGTTCAATATCGACGAATTTAAAGCACAAGGTTTGGTTTATGGTGGCGCACGTCCAACATTATTCCAGGTCGTTGTGTCCCCTCCACCATCTTTAAGTCTTGACTTGCTTTCAGCAAGAAAGTTCGAGCTAACAGCTCGTGCAACGTCTGTTCCGGAACAGAATATTGATCAGATTCAGATCCCTTATATGGGCCGTAAAATCAAGGTTGCTGGTGATCGCACGTATGCTGATTGGCGAGTAACAATCATGAACGACGAAGACTTCGGTGTTCGTTCCATGTTTGAAAAGTGGTCAAATGCTCTTAACAGAGCCGTTTCAAACACGCGTATGGCAATGGGATCTGGTTCTGCTGAGGCTTATAAGGCCGATATGACAGTCCTACAGTTCTCTAAGGAAGGCGAAATCATCCGTGGTTATCAGCTAGTAGGTGCATGGCCTCAGCTAGTTGAATCAATGGAACTAGATTGGGACTCAACTAATCAAATCCAGAATTTCAACGTAACCTTAGCATATGATTACTGGATTCCTACAGTTGAAAATTCCAGCAAGATTGCTGGTGGTATTAACCAGTTCGCTGGTAATATCTAAAACCCGTATAGTAGATTATTTGACGAGGGCTTTACGCCCTCGTTTTGGGAGATAATATGAATTTTTTTGGTTACGAATTCCGTAAAATTGAAGATGAAGAGAAGAGAGAAGAACGCGCACCGTCGTTCGTAAAGCGTGAGAATGAAGATGGTCAGGTAGATATTGCCGCCGGTGGCGGATATTCTACCTACATTGATCTAGACGGAACAATCAGAACAGAAGCAGAATTAGTTGGCCGCTATCGTGAGATGGCGATGCAGCCAGAAATCGACGCTGCAATTGATTCTATCATCAATGAAATGATCGATATCGCTGAAGAAGAAATTATCTCAATCAACCTAGATGACATCTCAATCCTTTCGGATGATATTAAAAAGCTTGTCACTAAAGAATTCCAAAACACTCTATCACTGTTGAACTTTAATAACAAGGCATACCAAATCATTCGTAGATGGTATGTCGATGGTCGTTTGTATTACCATGCAATTATCGATCAGACCAAGTCTCAAGAAGGTGTTAAAGAACTAAGATTCGTTGATCCCCGTAAGATCAGAAAAATCAGAGAGATTACCCGTAAGAGAGTACCTGGCACTCAGGACAATGAGTTGACTATTCCAATCGTTAAGAATGAATACTTCATTTATAATGAAAAGGGATTCAACTATGGTAACAATTCTGGTGGTCCTGCTGCGACCGGTCTAAAAATCAGTAAAGACTCTATCGTACATTGTGTATCAGGTCTAACTGATACGAACGGTTCGATGGTTTTATCTTATTTGCACAAAGCAATTAAGGCCATGAATCAGCTACGTACTCTTGAAGATGCGCTGGTAATTTACAGATTGGCTAGAGCCCCCGAACGTAGAATTTGGTATATTGACGTAGGTAACTTGCCTAAGATCAAAGCCGAACAGTATGTTCAAGATATTATGGCTAAGCATAAGAATCGTGTGATCTATAACGCATCGACTGGTGAAGTTAGAGACGACCGTAAGTTCATGACCATGCTTGAAGATTTCTGGTTGCCGCGTAGAGAAGGTGGTAAGGGTACAGAAGTTACTAATCTTCCTGGTGGGCAGAACCTAGGTCAGATGGATGACGTACTCTACTTCCAGAAGCGTTTGTACAGTACTCTAAATGTTCCTGTTAATCGTTTGAATTCTGATGCTCTATTTTCTATTGGTAGAGCGACTGAAGTTACAAGAGATGAAGTAATCTTCTCTAAGTTCATTACACGCATGCGTGCACAGTTTTCTTCATTGTTCTTAAAGATCATGGAGAAGCAGGTTGTATTAAAGCAGATTATGACTCTTGAAGATTGGCAGAGACTAGAACCAAAGATCAAGTTTAACTTTGCTAAAGACAACTATTTTACTGAATTAAAGGATGCCGAGATCTACGAAAATAGAGCTAACTTGGTAGGTCTATATGAGCAGTCAGGATTGGTTGGTCGTTATGTATCTCCTCAGTGGGTTCAGCGTACTCTACTAAAACAGTCTGAAGAAGAAGTAGAACGTATGCAAGAAGAAATTGCTATCGCTGAAACAGAAATGCCAGAACTTCTACAGCCACCAACGGGACCTGAAGGTCCTCCTGGAGACGATGGCGGTGATCCTGGTGATCCAGCTGCAGGAGGTGGACCACCGGGAGCAGATGGTGGAGATGATAAGAGCAAAATGGCTAAAATTCAAGCCGCTAAGTTAAGATATAAACAGCTTAAGGAAAAGGGATCTAATAGATCTCTCCAGGATGAATCAGAGTTTAAGAAAGTAACTCAGATAGTAGCTCGTAATAAAGCGCCAGGGACGTCATAAGGAGATAAATCATGGCTGATTTGAAAGATCTATTAAACTATTCGCACGAACAGAAGCCGATTGAATTTCAGTCTGCGGTTTCTGAGCTATTGGCTGCAAAGGTTGCAGATGCCGTAGCTTCCCGTAAGCAGCAACTAGCACTATCATTATTTGATAACTCTGAGCCATCAACTGACTCAGATGATACTCTTGATATCGATGATAATGATCAGGATGAAATAAATAATGATAATGATCCCGACAATCAAGACGAAAACTCTGAGGAATAGAAATGGCTAAAAC